TTTTCTATCGCTACATATCGATAGCGATCTAAGCCAAATCCTTTTGTGCAATATGGATCAACACTAATTAGGTTTTGGGAATCAAAACCACTTTTTTCTATCCATTCAGGCGGTGTATGTCCAACTATTTGCATGATAGGTAGTGGTGGATTTTTGTTGGTTGGTCTATACCATAATGGACTATCATCACACCATACGGTTTCCAAATTTAATTTATTTAAATGTTGTACGATTTCGGGTATTGTATAATTTGCGTTCATATTCGTGTTTTTCACGAACTTTTTTGATAACCCCGCGTGTGTAATCAATATATTACCAACGTTTGCAGCTATTTTAAAATAGCCAGAATGCTCTAATGTATAATTTCTTGTTTCTTGATCAAAAGAATTCTGTGGCCATATATGTCGATTGATGATAGTTGCGGCGTCGTGATTGCCCCACAACAATTCCGCACTGTTTGCTATTAATATGTCGAAACATTCTATTGCTTCATGTCCTATGTCTAATATATCACCTAAAAATATAAGTCTATCCCAATTTTTTGCGTGATTCAACGCATTGGTTATAAGGTGTGGTTGTCCATGACAATCCGCTATTATTATTGTTTTCATAAAGTTTATATGGGATGTTTTGGTATAAGTACTTTTTGGTTTATACAAGAACCAAAAACTATAAATAACATTATGGTTAATATGTATTTATGACAAGTACTCCCTTGAGTGAAGCAATCAATAATACGTTGTTTGCTTATAATAGTGAAATTAAGGCAAACTATTCAGGATTTGCTGGTATTTGGAGTCCAAAAAATTTAGTAAAAGTCTGGAGGACGATATAAGTGGTAGATGAATATAATACTATAAAAGTATACATAAACAATGAAATGTATGTTATTAACATGGATGCTGATTTTGTATCAGAAAAAAGCACGTGGGAAGAATTCATAAAAGAAATACAAGAAGAAAATGAAATAATAAAAGCTACATTAGATTTAATAGATAAAAAATATATAACTTGTGTGGTTGACGGGAATACAAAAGAATCGTCTGAAAGTTTGCTGAAGACACAGTGCAAGGATAACGAAAAAGCAATTGAATACATAAAAAGTAAATTGGAGTAATGATTAGTATGGAAATTTTTAATCCTATATTCGGTGTAGTAATGGTAGTGTTTATTTTAACAGGGTTGCGTGGATATAATAAGTACGATAGTAGTTGGTATCGCCTTTTAAATGATCTTTTGTTTATGATTGGACTATTGGGGTTTGTGACGTATTTGCAGTGGTGACCAAAAACTATTTAATTAAGAAGTTATAAAGGAGTAACCATGATTATTCTAGAAAATGGAAAACCTGTTGGATGCACACAAAACGTATATGACTTGCCAGAGTATTGTAAGGATTGTGAATTGAGAAATACAGTATCTTGTACCGTAAATGGATATGATATGGAACAAAAACCAGATCCTATTTACAAGAACACCGCTAAAGCTATTGGAAACCTTGTTGCCGAAAAGCAACTGCAATACGGTAATTCATTTGGAAATGCAGGAAAAATCTTAAAGGTTTTGTATCCTAACGGGATTTCATTTGACCAAATGGAAGATGCTTTGGTGGTTGTACGTATCATCGATAAACTTTTTCGTATAGCAAATAATAATATGGGCGAGGAAGACGCCTTTCAAGACATAACTGGATATGGATTACTATCTGTTGTTAGGAATCAAAAACTATAAGTATATGAAAAAATTAACATTTATGTAAGGAGGTTGTTTGGTGTTTTATAAAAATATTAGTCAAACGCATGAACATAAAAAAGTTCCGATAATCATATCAGAACTAAAAAATGCGATAAACGATTTTGACATCACACAAGTAATTATTTTAGGTGCTCAAAATAGAGAAGATGTTTATCAACTCATAGTACAATCACTATGTTTTGATATCAAGGTAATTTGTATAGAATATCGAAAAGAAGAAATTGCTACTTGGTTACCGCATATAGAAATATGGAAAAATTTTTTTAATAAATGTAATTTGTTATTTATGAATAAAGATGCAGACAATTTAATAAATAATAATTGGTTATCTGATGTTTGTAAAAATAATAAAACACTAGTTTACGATAACTTATCTGGTAGTCCCAAACGATTAAAATTTTGGGACACAATAATCAACACATCGAATATATGTCAACTAATTGCTTATGCGGTGGTACACGGTGGTTCTACGAATAAAGCAAAATCATTATTTGCAGATAAACATATTAATTGTTATTCAATAAGTAAAACTGCAAATATATTATCTATTTCTAACCAAAAATCAGAAATAAATGAGTTTATAACGTACCGTGTAAACAAAAAAATTAGACAAAGAAGTAAAGCGCAGCACGAAAAGTCCAAAGGAATTTGGTGTCCAAATTGCGGCACGGGTCAAGGATATATTAGTGCTAGAACGACAAAAATCCCAGAATTTAGATGTATATGTGGTTATACGTTCGATAGGTGTCAGGCACAAAAATTTCCAAGTACAAAAGAACAATTAGAATTGCGCAAATCTATGGGAATATCTGCAAAACACGGACTTCAAAATAAATTAATGAGGAATACAGCATGCCATTTTTAACCAAAGAAAAGTTAGCAATAGGAGAAGCGATACATGCCATGAAATGGCTTGATCAACATTTCAAAGGATGGGGGTTAGAAGAAGAGTGCGCTATCCTCGAAAACATTTGCAGTAATTATGAGAAAAAGGAAATACAAACAAACCATAATTATCTTGATTTACAATATCAGCTTGATGGGGCCGAATCCGAAATAGAAAGGTTACGCGAAGAGATAAAAATTCTGAAAATGGGTGAAAAGGTCGCGAATGAATTGATACTTCGCGGTCGTGTCGCAGAAGAACGTATAGAAGAACTCGAAAATGAAATCGAGCGGCTGCGGGCCGATCTGGAGCAATCCGAGCGGGTCATCGAGGCCCGGCTAGACGTCATCGACCAGCAGGCGGCCCGGATCAAGGAACTTGAGGGTCGTGAAGAGGATCTGTTCACTTGCTATAATTGCGGCAAGAAAGTTGATGATGTCGAGCCAGGGCCGATCCTAGGTGAAATACATTTTGACCCAGGCTATCCCGGTGGACAATACGAGCCGCCTGAACCAGCAGTAGCATATTTTGTATGCACTTGCTGTCTGAGGGCAGAGGGCAAGATCGGGCCGGATGCCAGGCCAAAATGCGATCATGCATGGCAAGCAGCCATCGAAGAACGGGGATACCAAACATGTCTCAAGTGTGGAGAGTGCCGAAACATCAAGGATATCCCACGGACTGCTCCTACCTGGCAGATCACGGATGAACGGATCCTGGCAATTGAAAACGCGATATCTTCATGCGTGTTAATCGAGAGGTACACGGGCCAGGATCTCCAACACGAGACCGCCGTGCTCCGGACAATGTTGAGAGAAGGCTAATAGAATCAAATGCCGTCCAAAAAGTATAAATAGATAGAAGTTATAATAACATACCATGACTCGAACTCTTGCATCAATCGAAACAATCAGTGAATTGAACCCAATTAGCGGTGCGGATAAAATAGAGGTTGCCCGAATAAAGGGCTGGAATGTAGTTGTAAAAAAGGGACAATTTGAAGTTGGAGACAAAGTCGTTTATTGTGAAGTTGATTCTGTTTTGCCGGAACGTCCTGAATTTGAATTCCTAAAAGATAAGCATTATAGAATCAGAACTGTAAAATTGCGAGGCCAGATTTCACAAGGAATATGCTTTCCGCTAGATGTTTTGAATAATGGTGATTGGCATCTAAATTATAGTATGGATTCTGTTCCATTTGGGTTCGATGAACTAGAAAATGGGTTCGACGTAACAAATGTTCTTGGCATCACGAAATATGAGAAACCGATTCCAGTTAGTCTTAGAGGTAGAATACGGTGTCCTATTTCTAGATTGGCAGTTCCCAAAACTGATGAGACACGGGTTCAAAACATTCCTGATGTTCTTGAAAGACATAAAGGCAAAACATTTCATGTTACAGAAAAACTAGATGGCACGTCGATGTCTTGCTATATAGATCCAGAAACTGGGCTACATGTCTGTTCAAGAAATGTGGATTTGGCTCCAGATGTCGAGCACAAATGGAATGGCGATTTATACTGGAAATATGCAATTGATCACAACATAGAAGAAATCCTAAAACAATTGGGCAGCACAATCGCTATCCAAGGTGAGTTATTTGGTAACGGTATCCAAGGCAATCCATATAAGTTACCGGATATTCGCTATCGTGTATTCAATTTCTGGGACATGACCAATCACCAATATATTGACGTTGCTACTATGTGGGATACTGTTGATTCGTTTGGTCTGGGAAAAGATTTCTTGGTTCCATATTTGGGTCAAATAACCTTGGATCACAGCGTAGATGATCTTCTTGAAATGGCAACAGGAAA